CGTGAGGGTTTCTACGGTGAACTGATCCAACGGTTCACTGACGGTGTGGATAGCCGGTCCTCAACGCAGTCGTATCAGTCCGCAATCGAGGTCTGGAACGAGGACCCAGAGTTTGCCTCTGAGGTGGCCCGTGTGGCTAACAAGTTCGGGGTCAACCCGGCGATGCTCATGGCCATCATGGACTTTGAGACAGGTGGTACCTACTCGACCTCCGTCCGCAATGCGGCAGGGTCCGGTGCAACCGGTCTGATCCAGTTCATGCCAAACACCGCAAGGGCACTTGGTACCACAACCGAGGAACTCGCCCAGATGACCCGTGCCGAGCAAATGACCTACGTCGAGAAGTACTTCGACCAGTTCGGAAGCCGCATCCGTGGTGGGAATATCAACGACCTCTACATGGCCGTTCTCTACCCTCGGGCAATCGGTCGGGAAGATGGTTACGTCCTCTTCCGCGAAGGTACTACCGCCTATCAACAGAACGCCGGTCTCGACACAAACGAGGACGGAACAATCACCAAGTTCGAAGCTGCTGCCAAGGTAAGGCAGCGGTTTACAGGCTAACGCAAGGAAAACCCAATGGCAGAATTTGAAGTGATCCCTCAGGAGGCAATCGATAGCCTCTTGGCCAACCCCGAGAAGGCCGGGGGTTTCGACGCCGTCTTCGGGCAGGGTCGGGCCGCTGAGGTCCTCGCCTCTCGCGATCCTGCACCAGAACCTACTCGTCCACAGAACTCCGAAATGGGGTTCCTCGAGAAGGTGTGGGATAGCACCGGTCGTGCCATTGGGTATGGCATTCAGGAGGCCGCGAACGAGACCGCTGATGCAGTCGAGAGTTTCGACCGCTGGGCCAGTTACAAGCTGGACGAAATCGGCATCCCGTCGCGTCTCCAACTCAAGGACGAAGAGGGCAACCTCACGTTCCAACTCCGGTTCACCCATGAGGTGGACATGGATGCACCTTCGTATGGTGACTACGACATCGAAATGGTTCAGCAACCTGAGACCGTCGTCGGTGGTGTTGTAAGCGGCATCTCTCAGTTCGCTGCAGGTTTCATCGGTGCAGGCAAGTTCACGAAACTGGCGGGTCTCCGTGGGGCATTCGTCAACGGTGCCATTACAGACGCCCTCGTGTTCGATCCCAACGACAAGAACGTCATGGGAATGCTCGAGCAGTTCGGGGTGGATACTGGCCAGCTTGGAGAAATCCTCGCAACCGATCCAGACGACCCTGAGTACTTCAACCGCCTCCGTAACGCGGCCGAAGGTGCTGTTATCGGTGGTGTGGTTGAAGCCATTGGCTGGGTCATCCGGTCTGTCCGTGCCGCGAGGGCAGGGGACGAGGCCGCTGCTGCTGCTGCTCGTGCTAAGATGGACGAGGCTCTGCGTCCTCTCGATGAAGCCTTACAAGAAGGCGCTGAGAACCTTCGGGCTGACCTCGATGAGACCTTCTCTACCGCCAAGCAAATGTTTGGTGACTCACTGGACATGGAGCCTGATGGTCAACTTCGCATGGACCTCGGGGATACCCCAACGCCTCGTGTGGAGACACCTACTGCTCCCCACCCAGATCGCATTTATCTGACCCCTCAGAAGGTCGAGCGTATCCGGTATGAGGGTGCTCTGTCCCGTGATATACCTCTGGCCCAGCGCCTGCAGGACTTCTCATGGCGCTCTACGACAACCATGTCGGACTACTCAGAGGTCGCTGACGAGATCACAGGGGTCGCTTCTGTACTCCGTGACGAGATCATGAAGGCAAAAGGTGGGGATGTTCAGTCTCTCCGTACCGTGCGTCTTCAAGCTGCCGCTGCCCAGCGCCGTCTGGTGGCTGAGGCTCGTGATCCTGAGGCCCTGATCAACACACTCCGCACGACATACTCGGGTGATCCCGATGGTCTGGCCGCTGAGGTGCTCGCTCGGGAATCGTTTGTGCGGAACCTCGGGCAGAACATCACGGAACTGTCTCGGATGATCTCTACGGGGACCATCGACACAGCCAAGTTCGGTCATATCCGTAACATCGATCAGGCTCGTATCGAACTCAACGCACAACTGGAAATCTACGCCAACGCTCTTGCAGGTAACAACGCAAACCGCGCCAACATCGGTCGTGCAATGCGAGCCATGCAGGAAGCCCGTAAGGGGTCCGAGCGTATCCAAGCGTTGCTGGCCGATCCCGCTGCATTCCGTGACATCGATGCGGTGGCCCGTGCGATTGCCGATCCAGCGAATGCCGGTTCTCCTATCGTGAAGACGATGGATACGACACTGAATGCGATCCACGGGTTCATGGATAGGGTCAACTCGTTCCGTATCAACGCTCTGTTGTCCGGTCCGGGTACCCAAGAGGTGAACTTCATCTCCAACGTCGTCAACAGCTTTGTGATCCCTACAGAGCAGTTTCTGGGTGGCTTGGCATCAGGTGATCGAGCTATGATGGTACACGCCCTACGTCAGTTCCAAGGTTACTTCCTCGGGCTGATGGACAGCGTGAAGGCCGCTAGACATGCCGGATGGTGGAACGAAGCGGTTCTCGATGCTCACTCGATGAAGGTCGAGGACGACGCTCTGCTCAAGGGCATCACCGGCATCAAGTCCGTGGACAACGTCCTGACGCTCCCGTCGCGCGGTCTCATGACCATGGACGAACTGTTCAAGCAGTCGCAGTATCGCGGTCGTATCTTCGCTGACGCCAACCTCGAAGCGGCCCGCAAGGGTCTCCGTGGAGAGGAGAAGACGGCGTTCGTGAAGCAATACATCGCGGACAGCTTCGACGAGGCCGGTATGGCGCTCCGTGAGGATGCGCTCCTGCAAGCCCGTCGAGCCACGTTCACAGAACCTCTGGAACCTGGTCTGGCATCGTGGATCCAGCAGGCTGCTATCCAGCACCCGACGATCCGCTTCTTCGTGCCGTTCGTCCGTACACCGATCAATATCCTCTCGCAGACATTCCAACATGCTCCTGTGATTGGTCTGATCTCCCGTCGTATGCGGGCAGACATCGCTGCTGGCGGTGCTCGCGCCGCGCAAGCGTATGGTCGTCAGGTGATTGGTACGGCACTGGTAGGTATGGCCGGTTGGGCTGCCGCAAACGGGTTCATAACAGGCTCCGGGCCAAGTGATCCTCGCATCCGTGCGGTGTGGCTCAAGAACAACCAACCGTATGCGTTCCGTATCCCTCAAGAGGACGGGACGGTGCGTTGGGTGTCCTATGCTCGCCTCGAGCCTCTCTCGAACGTCTTCTCAATCGCTGCCGACACGGTGGAGATCATGAGTGACGAATACAACGAGAGTGAGAAGACCATCCTGATCCGGTCGTTGGCGATGGCGGTCATGGAGAACACGGTCAACAAGACGTTCACGCAGGGTATCTATGATGCCATGTCGCTGTTCGTGGGTCGCCCCCATGAGCAGGAACGTGCTACTCGAAACTTCGTTGCATCGTTCGTACCAAACATGCTGAACCAGACAAACGGCGACGAGGCTCTCCGCGAGGCTCGCAATTTGACTGATGCTGTGCTTGCACGTACCGGTTTCTACAATGGTGTGGACCCGAAGCGTAACGTGCTCGGTGAAGTCATCACTCGCCCACTTCCAAAATATGACCCTCTCGGGCTGACCGTAGCAGATGTCCGTGAGATCGACCCGGTGATGAAGGAAATCACCCGTGCTGCAATCGACAACCAGTCGGTAGCGGGGAACCCCTCCAAACGCCTCCAAGGTCCTAACAGGATCAACCTGACCGAGATCCGATATGAAGGGAACCCCAACCAGACGCTCTATGACCGCTGGCTGGAACTTACCGGAACTGTGGAAATCGGTGGTAAGACGCTGCGTGAGCAATTGACTGAGACCATCCAGTCCCGAGCCTACCTGACAGCACCTGAGGGTGACGTTCAGTTGGCAACATCGGGTACCAAGGGTTCAATCATCCGCCGCATCATCTCGTCCTACCGAGAGGCCGCTAAGGCAGAACTCCCGCAACTGCAGGAACTGATCCGTGCGGAACGCATGGGAACCGCTGACATGCTCCTAGAGCAGAACCGGCGTAACCGTGAGTTGTTCCCATCGGTTTTCAACCCAACAAACCCCACCCAATCCATCCGTAGCAGGTCCTTCGAGGAACTGTTCGGGTCAAACTAAAGGAAGGTCCAATGGCAGCAAGTGAAGAACTGCTAGGGCGGCTGCACGATGCTGTGGCCGCTGACCTCCTCCGACGTGTCCAGTCGGGGGAAGCAACCCCTCAGGAATTGAGTGTCGTCGTCAAGTTTCTCAAGGACAACGGCATTGAGGCAATCGCAACTGAAGACAACTCACTCGGAAAGCTGGCCCAAGAGATGCCCGACTTCACCGAAGACGGAGGTCTCTATGGCCGACATTGAAAAAGTCCCAGTCCCTCTCCGTGACCCCATGGTTCATGACCTGCACATCAGGGTAGGGCGGCTCGAGGAGCATGCCGTCAACATGAACCTCAAGACGCAGGAGCAATCCACCGAACTGGCCGTCCTCAAGAACGACTTGGGATACGTCAAGAACAGCGTGGATGGTATCCAGAAGGGGATCAACCGCATACTGTGGGCCATCGGCCTAACAGCGGTGGCCGCAGCAACAACCTTCGTGTTATCTGGTGGTCTCGTCATCATCCAATGAGGATATGTGGAGCGAGATACCGTGACGCTTTGGTGGGGGCGCTCATCTCGTTTCTCGTGATGCTACCGGCGGCGGCGTGGTTCTATACCGTCCCGGTCAAACCCTACACCAACGTGATCATGAAGGACCTGATCGTCTCGAAAGACACGGTCAGTCTCGTCGCTTCGTTCGAGAAGAACGACGCATGTGATTATGTGGACCTCGGCGTATTTGGAGGAAACCTCGGTCTGTGGTCCCGCCTCGAATGGCAGGACATCGACGACCTACAAGGTGATCGACTTGCCGGTGGTCAAACCCTGAGGATCAAGATCGACCTCGACCAGCCCTATCAGGAGATCGAAGTGCGAACTCGACACGACTGCGGCGGTGAGAAGGTGGATCAAGTCTTCATCAACATCGAAATCGACTGAAAAAGGAGGTCTCATGGCCTTTTCGTCCGTATCCTACACCGGGGATGGCGTCCAAAAAGACTTCACGGTGACCTTCAACTATCTCGATCAGAGCCACGTTAAGGTCCGCGTTGACAAGGTATTCACCGACGACGTTGCATCCGCCTACAAGATCACTTGGATCAACTCGACGACGATCCGGGTGGACACGGTGATCGAGGGAAATCCTCCCCCGAGCGGAGCCGAGATCGAACTGATCCGGCAGACCCCCATCAACACCCCTGCAGTTGTCTTCGGGGGAGGCGCTTCGCTGTCCTCGGAGAACCTGAACAAGAACTCGGACTACCTGACGTTCGCCCTGCAGGAGGCAACTGACGCCAACGAGGCGTTCACCAAGCTGTATCTCGGTGCGTTCACCTTCTTCCCGACGACCGACAACGATGGTGACCCCCTCCAGGCTGGTGCGGTGATCTACTACATCCCGCAGAACGCCCTGTATTACTACACGGACCTCGGGACGTGGGTCGTTGGTGAGTCCACCATCGCCGCTCAGACCGCCCAAGCCGCTGCTGAGGCTGCTCAAGCCGCTGCTGAAGCCGCGCAAGCCGGTGCTGAGGCCGCGCAAGCCGGTGCTGAGGCCGAGAGAAACGCTGCGGACGCCGCTAAGGTGGCAGCGCAGGCCGCTCAAGCCGGTGCAGAGACGGCGAGAACCGGTTCTGAGACCGCTCAGACAGGCGCACAGGCTGCACAGGCCGCTGCGGAGGCCGCTCAAGCCGCTGCTGAGGCCATCTCCCAGCCGCTGCAGTTCGCCTACTACAAGTTCACGGCATCCGCCTCTCAGACCGTGTTCACCGGGGCCGACGACAACGCTCAGACGCTCTCCGTGAACACCGACGCGGCCATCGTCACCTTGAACGGCATCAAGCTGGTGCCCGGAACGGACTACACGGCCACCGCAACGACCATCACGCTGGCCACCGGGGCCGCTCTCAACGATGAACTCGAGGTTCTCAGCTTCGATGTGGTCTCTCTGCTGGCAGAGAACACGATGCCGACCGCTGGTGGCACGTTCACCGGCCCCGTCACGCACCAATCTCAGGAAGCCCACGCGGCTGGATCTGAGGCAGCGCCGGGGATCACCTTCGCGGGTGACCTCGACACCGGTTTCTGGCGGAAGGCTGCGGATCAGGTCTCTCTGGTTCTCGGTGGCGTGGAGAAGGTCGCGGTGGCGGCATCCCAGTTCGTCCACAAGACCGTCGCTCGGTTCACTGACGGGACGGCTGCGGCTCCCTCGATCACCTTCGATGCTGACCCTGACACCGGCTTCTTCCGTGACGCAGATGACAAGCTCAGTGTTACGGTAGGCGGTGTGAAGGTCGCTGAGTTCGACAGCGGGGGTCTGACCCTCGGCGCGTCTGGTGGCTACAACCCAAACGGAAGCTGGCAGGACGTCCTGCCTTCGCGAGCCACCCTGACAGCGTATCAGAACACCACCCCTTACACGATCCAAGTCCACATCGAGGAAGGGGTTGGTGACTCATCCAACGGTGTTGAACTCAGCTCGGACGGAGTGAACTGGCTGCTGATTCACAACATCAATGCCTACGAAGGCGTTACGTTCTCTGTTCTTCCCGGCCACTACTACCGGATCACGTCCGACAGCATCACTGACATCAAGCGCTGGCATGAGTTGAGGTAACCAATGGAAAAAGGATTTTATCACCCTTCGCGAGGATACTGGCAAACGACGAGTGAACCTCCCGAGCGTATCCGCGCAAAATACCCCGAGGGGACCATCGAGGCCCCTCTCAAGCCGGGACCCGACTACGAGTTCGATGGCTCGAACTGGCAGTATGTTGCACCACCGGCACCCACCCCCGAGGAAACCGTCCTCGCACCCTACCAGTTCCACGCGATGCTTGAGATCGCTGGCCTCGACCAGACGGTCAGGCAGGAGATCGACGGCATGGCTGACGGAAGGGACAAAGCAGCGGCTCGCGCCAAGTTTGAGCGGGCCAACAACTTCTATCGGACTGATCCTCTGGTGTCAGCACTCGCCACACAGGTGGGTCTGACCGAGGAACAGATCGACACCATGTGGATGGAGGCGGCGGCGCTATGATCAAAGAGTTCATTCTCGAGGTCTTCTCGTGCCTCTCCCGGTTGGTCAACGTGCTGACCGGGGGAACCGCCGACATTACGTTCTCGGCTCGATCCTACCGGGACGACCTATGGACTGCCCACGTCATCGACTGGGTGGCCCTCAAGGTCTTCGGTGAGGAAGAGCATTGCCGCAAGTGGTGGCAGGCCGAGATCGACCGCTCCTATCTGAACATAAGCCTCGCTGAGGCGAGAAAGCAGGTAACATGATCGAGATCATCAAGGGCATCATCGAGATGCTCATCAACGCTCTCGGGAGACAACGCGCTCTCGGGAACCCCACCCGTGTAGCCGACCTCGACCACATCAAGAAGTGGGAGCAGCTTCGCCTCAAGGCCTACCTACCGACACCACATGATGTGTGGACTATCGGGTGGGGACATACTGCTACCGCCTATGAGGGGATGGTCATCACCGAGAAGGAAGCCGAGAAGCTGCTTCGGAAGGACCTGGCGTGGGTCCGCAAGACAATCGCTGACCTCGTCGAGGTGCCCCTCAGCCAGAAACAGTATGACGCCCTCGCTGGCCTGATCTTCAACATCGGTCGGCCCAACTTCTCAACCTCAACCGTCCTGCGTAGGCTCAATGCTTACGATTACGAAGGGGCTGCTGATGCGTTCCTGATGTGGAACAAGCAGCGGCAGAACGGACACCTCGTCGTCCTCCGTGGCCTCAAGCGCCGTCGTGAGGAAGAGCGAGCGATGTTCTTGGAAGGAACCGAAACATGACCCAGACGACCCCGAAGACCTACAAGCGTGAGGTCGCCGTCGCGCTGCTCGGCTACTACTTCGTGATGCTGACCCTCGGCATCTGGTTCCCCGAAGCAGGGGAGGCCGCTGAGGCCGTCAAGATACCGGCGTTCACGTTCGCTGGTGGTGCATTCGCCATCGACGCAGGAGTGAAGCAATGGGGGCGCTGATCGGATTCTTCACCTCCCGCATCGGGAAGCTGATCGGCGCTCTAGTGCTGGCCGCGTCAATCCTCGTTGGGGTTTTCCAGAGTGGCCGGAAGGCCCAGCGCGACGATGACCGCGTGGAAGACCTCGAGGACTACATCGAAACCAAGAAGGAGATCGACGATGTGGCAACCAGCCCTGATCGCGATGCTGCTGTTGACCGGATGCGTCGGAACGGTTGGCTCTAAGGACGCGATCTGCGAAATCCCGAGACCCCAACTGGACCCCTCAGGTATCTCGACGGAGAACCTGATCGAACTCGACCTGTTCGCTGAACGGTTCCGCACCGCTTGTGGTGGTATCTGAACACCACACTCTGAGAGGCCGTAGAACGGCCACTGACGGGCTGTAGCACAAACCCACCCTGACATACCTGAGAGACCACAGAACGCGCTCCTGATCGAGGAGACGCGGCCTCTCAGCGTGTCCATACGAAATGGGAATAGACAATGAACTGCAAGCACTGCGATATTGAGTCCTTCATTGCGGATATGCTAGATGAGTAAAATTCCAGACACCGAGTTCCATCGGAAGCTCAGAGCGGACTTCAAGGTGTTCCTCTGGTACATGATGAAGCACGTCAACCTGCCAGATCCGACCCCTCTGCAGTATGACATCGCCGACTTCCTGCAGCACGGCCCAAAGCGGAGCGTCGTCGAGGCATTCCGGGGCGTTGGAAAGAGCTTCATCACCTCTGGATACGTCGTTTGGAGGCTTCTCAAAGACCCTGAGACCAAGATCATGGTGGTCTCGGCCTCTAAGGAACGCGCCGACTCCTTCTCGACGTTCACTCAGCGCCTGATCTGGGAGATGGAGGGCCTCGAATACCTTCGCCCACGCCCGGAACAGCGACAATCCAAGATCAGCTTCGACGTCGGCCCAGCGACGGCCTCTCAGTCTCCCTCGGTGAAGTCCGTGGGTATCACCGGCCAGCTTACCGGTAGCCGTGCAGACCTGATTGTTGCAGACGACATCGAGGTTCTGAACAACGCATTCACTCAATCTGCCCGTGACAAGCTGTCAGAGAGCGTTAAGGAGTTCGACGCTATCCTCAAGCCACTCTCCGGCTCCCGTGTGGTCTTTCTAGGGACCCCTCAGACCGAGGACTCGCTGTACTCCAAGCTGCCTGATCGTGGCTATAAGGTCCAAATCTGGCCCGCTCGGATGCCAAACGAGAAGATGCGGGAGATGTACGGTGACACTCTGGCCGAATACATCAAGCAACTCCCGTATGACGAAGGACAGCCTACCGATCCCAAGCGTTTTGACGATGCTGACCTGATCGAGCGTGAGGCCTCCTACGGCAAAGCCGGGTTCGCGATGCAGTTCATGCTCTCGACCGCCCTCAGTGACCTCGAAAGGTTCCCCCTGAAGGTACGCGATCTGATCGTCATGCCGATGGACCTCGAGACTGCCCCTCTCAAACTGCAGTGGGGTCCCATTGAGGAACGCCAGTACAAGGACCTCCCCAACGTCGCCATGCGTGGAGACAAGATGTATCCCCCGATGAACGTCGGAGACATCACCGCAGACTTCACTGGCTCGGTGCTCGCTATCGACCCCTCTGGTAGGGGCGCTGACGAGACCGGCTATGCGGTGGTGAAGGTGATCAACGGGTACCTCTACGTGCCCCAAGCGGGTGGCCTGCAGGGTGGCTACGATAAGGACACTCTGGTGGAACTCTCGCACATCGCCAAGAAGCACAAGGTGAACCATGTGGTCGTCGAAAGCAACTTCGGTGATGGTATGTTCGTGGAACTCCTAAAGCCTGTGATGGCCGGTATCCATAGATGCCAGATCGAAGAGGTGAGACACTCCACCCAGAAGGAACGTCGCATCATCGATACCCTCGAACCAGTGATGATGAACCATAAGCTGGTAATCGCCCCTGAGGTGATCGAGGAGGACTACCGGACTGCCATGAAGTACGAGCAGTCAGTACGTCAATCCAAGATGCTGATCTACCAGATGACCAGGATCACCAAAGAGAAGGGCTGTCTGAGACATGACGACCGCCTCGATGCTCTGTCTATCGCTATCGCCTATTGGGTCGAGAGCATGGCCAGAGATGAAGAACAGGGGATCGAACAGATCAGACAGGATGCCCTCGACAAGGAGTTGGAGAGGTTTATGGAGAACGCCATAGACCCTTTTGGTCGTCGTTCTGGGCACTCTGAAAAGACATGGATTTCCAACATGATAGATTACCCGACACCCTAGAAGTAAAGATGCCCCTGAAGATTACCTTATATAGTATATATAGAGGGTACCTTTAGGGGTACCTTAAAGGTGCTGTTAAAGATCACCTAATGGGTACCCTAAAGGTGCTGCTAAAGATCCCTTAGAGGGTACGAGAGGACCAGGGGGCAGGTAGCCCCACCTCTCCAATAACTCTTGAAGGTGTACCTGAAGGGGCATGTGAGGGGACATGTGAGGGGACATGTGAGGGGACATGTGAGGGGACATGTGAGGGGGATGCGGCTCAATTCTGGTCTCTCCATGGTCGATCCAGTTTTGGGTCGAAAATCCGAGTAGGTATATCTACGTGAACCTTCCGCCCGGCCCCCCCGTGGGCACCCTCTGGTCCCCGAAAAAGTGACCGATAG